AGTCAGTTTTACCACCTTTATCATAAGGGTCTCTTGCTAATTCTATTGCTTTATTAGTAACAACTCCTAAATCTTCATATTCAAAGAATTGTCTTTGGAATACATAAGATGTGTAAATATCTCCTGTGCTATCGCTAGTTACAGGCATTTCATCATCTACAACTACTAATCTACCATTGAATGTACCAATAGTTAAATCTCTTTCAATACCATCAGCATCAGTATATTTTAAGAAGTTGATTAAGTTTAATCCTTCTAAGTTAGTTGATACTGCTGAATGCATAAAGATTACATCTAATTTTGCTTTTTTATCTCCTAATGCTTGTTGAGATGCTCTATTTAAACTGTCAGCACCTAATTCAGGGTTAGCACTATTAGTAATATCGTATGTATGTTTAGTAACGAATTGTCCGTTAACTCCACCTGTCATACCAAATATACCTTCTAAAATTGCTAATACTGTAGATTGTCTTTGTTCATCCCAATACTCTTTAACTTCTCCTGCTTCAGCCTTGAAGTTTTTATTAGTTATATCAGCACTAAAATCATATTCTCCCCAAGACATTGCTCTACCATAAGCGATTTTTCTTTGGAAGAATGTATCTCTTTCAGCACCTTTTGGAATATTAGTATTTCCATCATAGTTTACAGGAGTTCCACCAATTCTACCTTCGATTGGTTCTACTACTGCATAGCCACCTGTTTGACTTGCAAATTTTGCTTTATATTTGTTTACATTTTTGAATAAACCATTTTTGATTAATGAATTTTCTTTTGTACTAGGTAATTTCTTAGTATAGTTTTCAAATACTTCTTCATTAAATATTTTACCTCTAAATTGTTCCATTTTTATCTCTCCTTCTTTTATTTAATTAATTTAGATTTTCTAATCCGTTTGGATTTTCTTCCATCCACTTAATTTGTTCTTCAGCACTCATATTGTCGAACTTATCAAGTGTCATTCCTTCATTTTGATTAACATTTGATATACTAGGAGTTAAATCTATATTAATTAGACTTTCTTTTGTTTCTTTTGCAACATTTTCTTTTTGACTATCAAATTTTGCTTTTAGTTTGTTAGCGTTTGCAATAGTTTTGTCAGCGTCGTCGCTTACAACTAATGAAATTAACTCATCATCTAAATCAAGTCCTGTTAATATTTCTTTTGCTTTAGCAGTGTTATAAATGATTTTAGATTTTTTTAAGTTTTCTTCAGTTTCTTTCTTTTGAGCCTCAAGTTTTTCTTGTTCACTCATATTAGCCTTATTGATGTCATCTAATTGCTTTTTGATTTCATCATAATCACTATATTTATTTGCAGTTGCAGTTAATGAATTAATTTGTTCTTCTAATTCTTTAACTTTAGCATTTTCGTCTAAATGCCAACTGTTTAATAAATTAGTAATTTGTTCTTCGGTTGCATTTTCTCCTAATATTTTTCTTGCTTTCTCTCTATCCATATCTTTCTCCTCCTTAACGAATAGTTGTTATCGGACAACTAACAAACCTATTAGAGATATATATGTATAACATTTGTAAGCAATCCAAATGTTATATCCTTAATTTGGTTTCGGGCATAGGGGTTGCACCTATTGTTTATAGGGTATGAGCCTATCGTGTAAACTGTTTCACTCGCCCGACATATCCAAGAGCGTTATTGCCCTTGATTTTGTAATTCTAATGTATCTTGAATATCATTATTTTGTTTATTTATATTGTTATTATTATTTACATTGTCTATTTCTTGTTGCAATAATTGTTTTTGCTTTATGTATGCTTCTTGTAATCTAGTAACTGATACAGGGTCACTAAATAGTCCTACAACAGCATTTGCAACTTGTGGTGGTATATTAACAGTTTGCATATTCATTAATGCTTGTGTCTTAACAAGTAAGTTATCACTTAAATCTCTACTGAACTTAATGTCTATATCACTTACTTTTAAATTTTTAATACCACTATTTTTAGAATTTTTACAAATTCTTAATACAACTTTAAGTGCATTTCTATCACATTTTTTAAATGACTTTTCTTCATTTTCAACTCTTACACTCGCACTTGTAAAGCCCTGACCAACAAGCATTCCTTTACCTGTTTCAGCGTTGCTTACATCTCCACTATTAGTTGCTTGAGGTACACTTAATATAGCGTGTAAAGCACTTAATTTTCTTAAATAATATATTTGTGTATCTAATGACTTAAGCCTTGATTGTAACAATTCTACTGATGCTTTCTTTTGGTCAGTTGATTTGATTGATACTGCACCAAACTTTTGAATAGCATCCATACCTTCCTTACTTATTTCAGCATTTGTAAATACCATTATAGAGTTTACAAATCCTTCAATATCATCTTCATCTAAGTTCTCAACATAGTTTAAATCATCAAATATATCTTTACATATTTCTAATAAACTCATTCTTTTTCTATTGAAATAATATTCAGTAATTAAATGAATATTTTGAATTATAGGCTTTCTATTAGTAATTCTCAACATTCCCAATTTATCATCTACTGTATATTGCATATTTCTTGTATATACTGTGTATTCATTATAATATTTAGTTACATTTTCTTTTTCTCCTGTATCAGGATTTACTTCTTGTACAATATATTGTTTTTCAGTTACTACAAATGCAAGTAATTGCTCTTTTGAAATTGAACTTGAATATACAACTTCAGTATTTAACATATCTAAATTTATTGTATCAAAAGGTGCTTCATCATCTTCAGTAACAGCACTATAGTTGTTATATCTAAACGCTCTACCTACCGCAAATATATCTTCATATAATTCTTGGTCTTTTTGGTCTTTATCTTCGTAAACATTATATTTATTTAAAGTTGCAATTTCTTCGTTTGCTACATTGTCTAATGGTGCATATTGAATAGGTTTACCCAATAAGAATGCTTTTTTCCAATCCATAAATGCATAAGCCCAATTTTCTACTGATGTATGATTTATTTCGGTTCTTGTCAACTTTACTTTATTTTTAATATCTTGGTCGCCGTATAAATAGTCATACAAATATTTACTTTCATCACTATTTGTATTATGAGTATTTATACTATTTTTTAAAATATCTAATACTTTAGCATCTTTTTGTTCCTGTGTTCCTGAAAGAAGTTGCTTCTCAGTATAATTAGCATAAATGGTTTCTCTACCATAAGTTTTCATTAAATCAACTCCTAACTCTAATATAAATGTACTACACTTTACACTTTTTGTCAAATTTACACAAATAAAACTGTAAAATTATGTAAAATACATAGTGTACAAAATACACAAATAAAATAGTAAAAAAGACAGTTACATAAACTGTCTAACAAAATCTAAAGGTTCAGCAATTTGTGGTTGACTATTTTCTTCTATAATTTCACTTGCAAATAAAGCACAGGCATCAGGGGCATCATCGTTTGGATTTTGTCCTGTTGCATTGTATGATGTTAGGTTGTCCATAAAAGCACCCATATCAGTGTTAACGCCAAACATAGTCTTTTGTGGGAATATTAATTGTTTCTTTATAATATGTTTTTCATTTTCAATTCTTGTTGGTTTAGGAATTGTGTTATATTTTTCTAATATCTCACAATATCCTATACTATGAGCATTTAATATTCTTTCTATATTTTGTTTTAATTCACTAGTAACATTACTTTCTATAACAAGCGTATTTATATGATGTTCTATTATTTTATCTACTATATCAGCATACATATCTTTTGTTGCTGTTCTTGTAAATATACAATCTTTTAAATAATACTCGTTCATTCCATCTCTTTGAACTTTTTTAAATATAGGCATTGCGAAGAAGTCTTTACCACTTTTTCTAGTAGCATCTATTACAGCATCAGTTCCTACAAATTCGCTTTGTGGTATTTCAGTATATGTTCTTAATTTTTCATAACTGAAGCCTAATGCATCAGGATTTGTTGGAATTTGTTGAAAGTTTGTTTCCCACAAATATTCTTCCATTGTTGCTTTTTCTTCTAATAATTCTTTTGTAGATTTTAACTCAGGGCAAGTACTTTCACCTGTTTCATAATCTAAAGCAGGAACTTGAATAATCGCACAACTGCCATCCTCACTTACCAAAGTATAAGGATATTTAGGATGTTTTACAAATTTATGTTTTTTCTTTAATTGTTGTATTTTTAAATCAATATAATCTCCACTAGCCCATAAAGTACCCGTTATGCATACTTTAGGTGGTTTATTTTGAACATAACGCTTTTCCCATACTGTTTTAGATTTATTATCGTAAAATTCGTTTAAAGCCTTATTCATAGCCTCTTTATAATCAGGATAAAGGTCGTCTATATGTATTGATTTACTTGCTCTTGAGCCTACTACATTGGCTTGTGTAGTTTTTGCGTAATAACTAAATTGCATCTTGCAATCTTTTAATTTCCACTTTTCATCAGTTTCTTTA